CTTCTTAAGAGTCGCCTCAACGAACATCAAATCGCCCTGATATACGCCAGAAGTTATACCAAGCTTGGCAAACTCCTTAAGCGCAATAGAAAAGTTTCTGGCTAGATCGCCCGACAAGTCGGCCTTGATATCTTTCTGTGTTTTATATAGCTTTGGTTTGACATTGAATAGGCCTTTTTTGGCCACGAAGAATTTACCGTCGCTTGGGTCGATGCCGGCAAACATGGCCGGTGCACCGTCATACTTTACTGTGGCTGTAATCTTTGTCTTTGTCTTTCCGGAAAGCATATCGCGCAGCGACGACATATATGCAAATATTTCTTGGGCACCAACAATTCCCTTATTGAAAATAAGGTCGTCGATATGCTCCATATGAAGATTCTTGTCTTTAGATTCTATAATAAAGGATTTAAAATTTAACATAGTCTGAGCTTGCTTTCTTTGCCCTTGGTTAAAAATTCGGATAAATTCATTTCCTGTAAATATCTTTTCCTACTTCTAGATAAAATTTTGCTTCGTTTGCTGGTGGTGGTCTGAGTTTTGTTCGTATTTGAAAAATTGGCGTCTTGGTATCTTTTATCAGACGTTATCCGCTATAGCGGGTTATTTTTCCGTCCTCGTGAATTAAAAATGCCTCGAAGTTGGTTTTCGGAAACTCGATACGCAATTCAATAAACTTGTCCAGATTAGCCCTAGCATCATCAAACATGCGTACTATGTCATATTTATGTTTTTTCAGTTCTCTTTGAATTATCTGTTTCTTGGCTATGGCTCCAGGCTTAGCGATATTCCCTGCACGATATATGTGAGATCGGTCTATGTCAAATCCATATTTTCGAAAGGTATCAACAAATAGTTGCTTATCATCCATGTCGGCCCGCGCGGTGATAATGATAAATCGAGTATCTGGACCAGATAGGCGCTTCATCATTTTTTTGGCCGTCGTGAACATATTTGTTATTGGCTTAGCTGTGGCCGCAAAGTGAGCGGCAGATCGAAATTCTCGAAAGTCCAGATGTTCACCGGTCTTCAATTTATATACATTAAATTCAGCCGCGTTCAATTTTTGAACTATGCGCCCGCCGCGCATCACGTATACGTTTGAGGTGGTATGAAATAGAGTATCGTCTATATCGAATACTGTTAGACTTGTCGTCATGACGTATATTTTTTTAGATCAATGTGTTTATTTGATCTAAGAAATTTCCTAAGCACGGGTACTTCAGCTTCATATGCTTCTTTTTCCCACGGGTAGTTCATGTATCTTTTAAGAGTACAATTATCATTTTGTATTATGATTTGCTTATGCCAACGGGTTTTGTTCAAATCGCCGCGTTGATAATCGTATAGTTCATTACGACTATATTGCTTGACATGTACTATTTCATGTACCATGCACTTAAGCTTGTTACGTATAGACAAACTGTCGCGTATGGTAATTTGAAAATCGCGCGGCCTGATCGCATCGCCTACCCATTCACAATGAGCTAACAACGATTTATCGCTCATATCACCAAATCGTATTAGTATATCAACATTCATCTTGGATCCCAGAATATCATTCGTTATCCAATGAGCAGCCTCTCGGAAAAGACGCCGATTATCTATCTTATCGACACCTCTAATGGTAATATTAGCCATATATTCTCCAAAAAATAGAGTTATATCATAATATGTCGTAGATAGTACGTGCTATTTATTAAGCTTTAGTCTTATATTGACTTTTTGGAAGCACCGGCTCGAGGATTAAGCGGAGTCCGCCTATATCCAACGCCCCAACCGATGTGATTTATGCTCGAAATAAGAACTATCATCGTCTTTCTCTTCTCTCTGTAATTGCCGCTTCCGCATTCTCTCTTCTCGGATTCGTTGTTTCTTTGCGGCGCGCGCAAGGTCATGACGAGAGCCCGACGACTCATGATCAAAGTCGTACTCGTCACCCCAACTACGCTTTCTATGCCATGTCTTAGACATATTACACCTTTAGGCTCGAAAAATCTTTACGGCCCATCTTCTTTGTTGTCCATTTCATTGTTTCTTCTTCTTTTCGCCTTTCTCCAAATGTGGTTTTGTCCATGATCGGAATATCATGTATATCTTTCTGTGCATCATCTTCTAGATCATATAGCTTCATTCGTGCTTTGTCTACACCAATCACAAACCGTCGATTAGTCGTGGGATCAGCATAACGATTTTTCAATTGTTTGACCATTATTTGATTAAGGTCTTCCAGTTCTTCAGTCGCAATCAATGCCACCATAAAGTCGGCGGTGGCCGGTAACCCGAAAGACTCAGATGTATCCTCAAGCCCAGGGTCAGATGATCCAAAGCCAGATCTAGTCGTTTGTGTTGCGCTCATGATTGGTACATTTCGTTCGACGGCTAGACCTCTTAGTTCCTCTGCAATAGACTTGATATATGTATAGCTATTTATATTTGAGCCCTGCTTTATACGCGAGGACATACAGATATTTAGATAATCGACATATATGATATCGGGAATGAATTCACGCTTTAGATTTAGCTCATTCAACAAATGGCGAAAATGCCCGACATGTGCGCTTGCGGTAGGATACTCTTTGATGATAAGCTTACCTACAGTCTTGTCACGTATACGAGATATCTTCTTTTCGTATGAGTCTCTTGGTAGAGTATTCAGCTCCGATATTAACACATTTAGTAGATTTGCATCGATACGCTCGGCAATCTTCTCTTCGGACATTTCTAGCGTAATATATAATACCTTCTTGCCTATAGTGAGATTGGCCGCGGCCATATGACACATAGCCAAAGATTTACCTACGCCAGTACCTGCCAATATAATGTTCAGAGATTTCTTGGATAATCCTCCATAGGTAATCTTATTCATAAGCTCAAGATCGAACGGTATCTTTTCCTCTACGCGATGATAGAAATCATATCGTTCTGAGTAATCGTCAAGAAAGTCATGACCAATATGCGAATCGAATGATACGGCCAACGCCGTCTTCAATATTTCGGGTAGATGTTCTTTTGTGTGCAACTTATTTCTACCATCCAGAATGGTGATGCTATCCATAATGGCATTATGGAGGGCACGATCCTGGCAGAACTTTTCTGTGCTATCACGAAGCCAGTCTACGTTTGTTTTTTCTGGCTTCTGCTTTAGTTCTATCAGAATAGAACTGGCCTGCTTATGTGTATCCTCACTTAATCCAGTCTGTTCCTCGATCTGAATATGTAAAGCCTCACATGTCGGTATGGTATTGTACTTTAGTATGAATGCATTGATCTTGTCAAATATCAATTGCTCTGGCGCGCTATTAAAGTATTCGCTCTTTAAAAAAGGAATGACCTTACGAGCATAAACATCGTCATGCATGAGATGACGAAGAATAGTTTGTTCAATACGCATTTAATAATATTAGTCCAATTTATCTGCAATGTCAAGCTTAATTAGTTCATATTCCCCGTTTACAATACGATATCGAGCATATCCTTGTGTAATAAGAATTTCCAATGCTCGCATCGCACCTTTATTCATCCAATAATTTTTTCCGAGCATAGCTCCACACATCAAAAGACCTATACCGACAATAGTAGATGTGAGTAAGTTATAAAAATCCCAATCCCATGTCATGTCTTTATCCTAATATGCTGCTCACTAGTGACTAGCATTACTCTTCGTCATTATTCATGGATTCTGAGCCAACTTCAGCCCTACCATACTTGAATTCTTGCCCAGCAAAGACATCTAGGGCGTCGAGAAATTCTTTGGTGAAATACTTATCTGGGTCTTCGAGAATTTGCTTAGCAAAAACCTTACTACCATCAGGAAGTTCGTATCGGGTTGCAACCTTCTTGATTAAATTATACTTCTCTGCTAATTCAAGTAGCCCATAATAGCGATCCAATCCCGTATCATATGATAGTCGCACATCTACCATCTTATTTTCCTTAGTGAAGCGACTTTTATACATCTTACAATGAATGATGTTGCCTACTACATCGGTACCCACGCGATCCTTTTTCTTAGATAGCATTACGATTTGAGATGCTGCGTATTTTAAGCCCGATCCGCCACTAATCTCTTGCTGCGGGACATAAGCACCAATTACAGCATATGTATGATTTGTGATTAGCATGGGCGAGCGAGCTTTTGCAATTCGTAGAGATAGCGCACGAAATGTACCTCGAATAAGCTGAGCCCGAGTCATGTCGCGAGCATCTTTACCTTCTCCGATGTCTGAAATTTCTTTCTCCGTCGAAAGCATTCCCAGAGAATCTAGAACGATCATCATAGGTGGCCGCGTAGACACGTCGTTTGCGATATACTTATCTAGCGTTCGCATAACATGAGTTCGAAAGCCCTGCACCGTAGTTTGTTCTGACACAATAACGCGAGAGGTGTCGATTCCACGATCAACCATCATGGCTTTTGTGACAGCCGCTTCGGTATCGTAATATATCACACCGGCTTCGGGATTATCATCTAGGAACCGCTTTACAATACCAAGAACAAAGAATGTCTTGCCTGTTGCCGTTTCGCCTGCAATCGCAATAATCTTGTTATCCGGCACACCACCGTAGATACTACCAGAAATAGCTGCGTTTAGGATATACGAGCCAGTATCAATCGTTCCCGTAAATTCAGAAGAGTTTAGCCCATCGTCCATAATATGAGTATCGATATCACCAATATCATTAACCATATTGCGGAAGAAATTGTTTTTTGCCTTAGCCATAATAAATTACTTTCTGTATAGATATTCAGAATCCATGCACCAGCGCATGGATTGTTCACTAATCGTCATTGGATATTCCAGAGATTTATGACACTGGGCATAGCTGCTATATGGCACTATGTGCCAATCAACACTATTGCCCACATATATCATTATTATCATAACGACGGTATTCATCTCTCACTCCTAGTTTAGTATAGCGCAATTACTATTCATTGTAAAGTTGTTTTTTCCTAATTACCACGCCCACATTGTTCCATTCTTTTCCATCTGTCTCTACGGCGTTTGCGTTTTCTCTAAGCCACCTGTTATATTTAATCTTGGACATGGCCACGACTGGAATTGATCTACG